AAACTGTCCTGAGAACGCCACCCCGATAGCCATTATCAAAGCAGATCGCCAAAAGCCGTTGGCGGTTGTTGATGCAAATCACTTTTTTGAACTGCTTGGAAAACTAAAATGAAATACTCTGATCTACCGCTAAACTCTATGGGCATTGTCATTCACCTTGAGGAAGAAGGTGGCTTCGGTGTCACAGTCATGCACAACATATCAGAAGATTGGTCTGAGGAAGAAGCAGAGCCGTATTTAGACATACTGAATGGCCTGAATATGGTTCTTACCAACGGCTATGACATGCTTGGTATGTACGGTGCGCTAGGACGTGTCGTTAAAGACTATATTGAAGGTGACGGTCCTGAGATTGAATTCGAGCCTGATGAAGAATTGCTACAGGCTATCGAAGACCGCAAGGTAGTTCCCTTCAACAAGAAGAAGCTGAACTGATGCATAGTCGTAACCGTTTAAATGCGGATGCCTATGTCACGCCTGACATGGTGGATAAGCCGCCTCATTACAAAACTAGCACCATCGAATGCATCGATGCAATGACCGCAATGGCAGAGGACTGCTATATCCCTAGCCATGAGGCTTACTGTTGGCAGAACTGTTTTAAGTACCTTTGGCGTTGGCCTTACAAGAACGGCCTAGAAGACCTGAAGAAGGCACGTTGGTACTTGGATCGTTTAATAAAAAAGGTCGAGGAAAACCAACATGATTTCAAAGGATGATATCGTGGCATTTGAGTATTATGACCACGACAATGAATTAATAAGAGATTCAAATACTTACCTAAACAAGACACCGCTGAATATGGTGGAGCAGTTTGCTCGTATATACGGACAATCTACGGGCCATACTTGGGAGAAGGGTAGCAACAAGGATATGCTGCGCTTCAATCTTCTGGATGAGGAATTTCAGGAAGTAGCAGATGCAAATACACCTGAAAACCTACTGAAGGAATTAGCTGATCTTGTCTACGTAACATACGGTTTCGCAGCCACATTCGGCTGGGATTTAGACGAAGCAGTTCGTCGTGTCCACGCATCCAACATGAGCAAGTTGGGTAGCGATGGGAAACCAATCTATCGGGAAGACGGAAAGGTATTAAAGGGGCCACATTACGCAGCCCCTGACTTAAAAGATTTAGTTTGAGGAGCAAATCAATGATAAAAAACGAATACGGACCAACCCTATCAATTTCTGAGGAAATTCATGCCCAGAAGTACAGGTCTGAGGGGGAAACTTTCCGCGAGGCTATGACACGTGTAGCCGAAGCATTGAAAGATAATGAATCTCATTTCAATAACTTTCGAAATATTCTATATAACCAGCGTTTCCTGCCAGCGGGTCGAGTACAGTCGGCTATGGGCGCACCCCGCCGCGTAACTCCATATAACTGCTTCGTTTCTATGACTATCGAGGACAGTATGGAAGGTATTATGCAAGCCGCACGTAACGCAGCCAAGACTATGCAGCTTGGTGGCGGTATTGGCTATGACTTCAGTACTCTACGTCCACGTGGCGCACTCATACGCAGCCTAGACAGCCGCTCCAGTGGCCCAATGAGCTTCATGGGCATCTTCGACGCAATCTGTAAGACAATTAGCTCTGCAGGACACCGTAGAGGCGCACAGATGGGTGTCCTACGTGTAGACCATCCAGATATTGAGCAGTTTATTCGCGCAAAGAACAACAGCACTGAGCTTACGCAGTTTAACATCTCAGTTGGCGTGACAGATGCGTTTATGAAGGCAGTCAAAGAGGATGCTGACTTTGACCTAGTCTTTGAAGGCCGTGTCTATAAGACAGTTTCTGCACGTGCATTGTGGGATGACATTCTACGTAGTACGTGGGACTGGGCAGAACCGGGAATCCTGTTCATTGACCGTATTAATCGCAAGAACAACCTACACTACTGTGAGAAGATTGCCGCTACAAACCCATGCGGTGAGCAACCTCTACCGCCAAACGGTGCGTGTCTACTAGGCTCATTTAATTTGGCTAAATACATAGTAGAGCATGACGGCAAGTATGTGTTCAATATGAACCAGCTACGTAACGACATCCCTCACGTAGTACGTGCAATGGACAATGTAGTAGACCGTGCAACATATCCGCTGCCAGAGCAGGAGCAGGAAGCTAAGAGCAAACGCCGTATGGGGCTGGGAGTTACTGGCGTAGCTAATGCCATTGAGGCATTGGGCTTTGAGTACGGCAGTGAGCCTTTCCTACGTACCCTAGAAGAGATTATGGGGGTTATTAGGAATGTGGCGTATCGTACTTCTGTGGAATTGGCTATTGAGAAGGGTCCGTTTCCTCTATTTACTCAGGCATATCTTGGCTCTGAGTTTGCTACTACTCTGCCTCACGATATTCGTGATCTCATTAGCCAGCACGGTATTCGTAACAGTCATCTTCTTTCTGTTGCTCCGACAGGAACTATCAGCCTGTCAGCCGACAACGTATCCTCTGGGATTGAACCAGTCTTCTCACATTACTACGATAGAACTATCCAGACCTTCGACGGCCCTAAAGTAGAGCGGGTAGAAGATTATGGCTACCGTGTGTTTGGTGTGAAGGGCAAGACAGCCGACGAGCTATCAGTGTTTGACCACGTTAAAGTTCTTAACGTAGCCTCTCGCTATGTAGACAGTGCCTGTTCTAAGACCTGCAACGTAGGAGACAACATCTCTTGGGAAGAGTTCAAGGATGTCTACATGAAAGCCTACGAAGGTGGGTCGTCTGGATGTACAACTTTCAGAGCTTCAGGTAAGCGGTATGGTATCCTGAATGCAGCCGCTTCAGAGGATATTGCCGAAGAGCCACAGACTGAAGAAGACAACTTCATTGAAGAGGGTGGGGCGTGTTATTTTGACGTAGCCACTGGCCTGAGAAAATGTGAATAAGCAATAAAATAGCCCACAGATCGCTTGACCTATGGGCTTATTTTTTGTTAAAATACTAGCGAATGAGGTCGAGATTGGTCCACCTTGTTCGTTGGTTGAGACCCCTGCCAGAGATGGTGGGGGTTTCTTTATCTAGGGTTACCTTCTTCGTCTAAAAATTCACTTGGGTACAGCTTAGGTAAGTTAACATCTGGAAATAAATTAAGCATCTGTTGATCCACT